CCCTCTAAATGCCATCCTTCTGGCTTCATCGCTGTAAAAGCAAACTGCAAACCCTCATCGTGAAACCAGTTGTCTTCGTCGTCTACATCGGGGCAAAAAGCTAAAAAATTTCTTTTTTGCTGGTTGTAACTTCCTGTATAGTTTTCTCCGCATCTTAAATTTGTCCAAAGAACAGCGTACTTAACATCTACTTCATCTACAGAGGGGTTACTTGAAGTAGTAACGCAAGCTCCACAGGGTTCATAACTAATGCATGAAGTTCCCAGTGTAGGGTCAGGTACATTGCCCTCCGAATCCTCTGCGTTGCACCAAGATGGACACTGGGAGTATTCTTCAGTGAGATTGTTATTATTTATTTGTACGCTTACATTGAAAGGGTATCCCCCAGACGGGTTGTGAGTATTTGTACCCGAAAATTCCGTGGGGTTTTCGTCGCATCCGCTAGTTACAAAATCATAAAATTTAAACAAACCAACACTGCCCGATGCACCTGTATCTCCATCCCAACTTAAATCACCATCAATCTCATAATAAAAAACTTCATCTAGACTGTCTGTTTCGTATAGTTCTGACTTATCAAAGCAATAAAGATGCTCTCCCGAAACACTAACACTTCCCGAAGTGCTTACTTGCATTTCCCCAGATAGGGGCGATAGTCTAATGCCATTTTCATCTCTATTAAAATTACAAGTAGCGGTTATTGTTTTTTGTAGGTTGGTGGCTGTAACACTCACCGATGATCCCCACCCTCTTTCGGGGGGGTTCGTAGTTACTGCGTCTGGTCCACTAACATCTCCCGCGGTATATCCAGTCATTACTACTTGTCCATAATATCTTGATCCGTCGGATACACCACTTAAAATTTTTGGTTGACTTTCGCTCACGCAAATTAGAGTTGGAGTTGGGCAAGGACAAATAGTCCTATAGTTAAATTCAATTGGTCCTGCCTCTTCGTTCATGCCCGCGTAATTATATCCCTTACAGCAATGTCCTATAAGAGCAATGCTTTCCGCGTCATTAATTTTTTCTCTAAATTCTGAGTCCGTCATTTAATCGCTTGTTGATGATGTTGAAGTATTTCTGACCAAGATGGTTGCATCCATTTCTTCACCGTCGATACAAAGACTAACCCTAGCAGTTATCCACCCACCAGCTTCAACTCCAGATTCCGAGGGAATTGATTCAAACGAAGTATCAGCTGTTCTATCAATTCGATCAATAGAGTCGTCTCCTATTCTTGATCCAGAAAGACTTTTATTAGCATCCTCTTGCCTTTTTAATTCAGCAAGATTTTTCTTATAGTTTTCTTTGATTTGTCTGCGAGTTTCAGTAGAATTTGTATTGTTTGCTCTATCTATTTTGTATTGTCGCTTGAGATCAAAGAATTTTTTTCTCGCTTCTCTTCTCTTGTTTCCAGCTTGAACTCTGGCTTTTGAGGCATCGTTTTTTTTATCTATTTCGCTTTGCTCTGGCATATTAACCTCCTCCTATACTTCCGTAGCCACCATCACTGCCACCGCTACTACTTCCTATAGTGGTTGCCTCGGCTCTAGCTGGAATGGTAGCAACTATTTCTGTATGCTTATATATAATTTTACCATCGCTTGATGGACTGGTAGAGGATGAACTAGAACCTTCTCCTCCCCCCTCACCAGAACTTTCTTCTCCAGAACTTTCAGATGAAGTTGTCGTAGCCTCACTCAAAAACTCAGCCTCGACCTCAACTTTATAATCCAAAGTATACTCCTTGTCCTCTGGGTCTTCTGGTCCATCTTTTACTTGAATTAAATATTTTGTACCCCCCCAAAGTCTCCTGCCAGCAACCATATCCCAATTATTTCCTTCGTCATTTGTTCCAAGTGCAGTAGCGTAATACATGTTAACTTTGCTGTCGTCAATTCTGTATCCCCTAAATCCTTGGGACTCAGAGAAGGGTGTGTAATTCCAACCTATTCCGCTGGTTAACCCCATAGCCCATCTTTCTGGACACCATAGCCCCTCTTGCCCAGTATACTCTTCCATTTCGGGGGACTCTGTATAAAAAACTTTTTGGGTGGCTTTAATTAATTTTTCTACAGGGGGTTCTAAAACAAAATCCTTTGCAGTAAAGCTGTAGGTAGCATTGTCTCCAGATGGAAGTTCAACTGTATTAATAAATACAACTCCTGGATATGTAAAACTAACTAGCGTTTCCTTATCCGTTGATTTGTCTTTTCCTAAAATTGTTCCGCCATTTGTACTTTCTAAACTTACAACGGTTACTGTTTGAAACCCATCGTGATCCTCCGTTGTTTCTGAAATAACTGGTCCAACAATAGTCTCATCATCCTCCCTTGCTTTTTGTCCAAAAAAGACGGTAGTTACCCTCACCATTCCATCACCAGCACTAACTCTTTCCTTGGATAAAATTCCAGTTTCAGTCTCAGTTTTTTCTAAAGAAAATAAACCACTTCCTTCAATTACATTAAAGCTAGTAAGAACTTTAGCATCAGCTGATTCTCCTCCAGTTCCTACTGTTAAACCACTGGGTTCTTCTGTTGAAATTTCGTATGTAGTTACTGACTCCAAGCCATTTTCCAGAGTTTCCTTCGTAGTATATGTTTTTAATTTAAACCTAAATGTTGTTGTTTCAATTCCGTCTAAATCGCTTTTAAATTCATCTATAAGTTCATGACCTTCGGTTACTTCTTCCAGCTTGCTTTCTACCTCGCTTTTAGTGAATGCAAAGGCTTGAACATCAATAATGTCTCCGCCTTCAATAAATTCCTGCCTAACATTAAGAATGCTCTTCCTTAAAAATGTGTAAACAAAAGTTTCTTTTCCTAATTCTCCGCTTTTTTCCTTTCTAGCTACTACAAAATCCCCTTGGTGTTCTCCTGCGGCAGACGGAGAAATACTCTCCGCATCCTCCGTTTCGGGTTCTTCATCGCCAAATTTAGTAATTACTAAAGCCTCTTGAGCACCCACAAGGTCAATCCTAGAAGAAACTATTACATTTTCCTTTGCAAATGTAAACCTCTTCGTGGGGATACCGTCTACGTCGGACTCCTCTTCTCTTAGCAGTAAGTATTCACTCTTTTCATCCGCATCATCGTTGGGCTTAAATATTTCTTCTACTATAGTCCCCAAGGTGGATTCCTTGTCTTCAGTTTTCGACAGAACTGCTCCTTGCTGTAAAAAAGTATATCTAATTGTGGGGATGCCCTCGAAGTCTGATTTTTCTCTGCGTGCTTCTATATGTCCATCGTCACCCGTTACCAAGTTAGTGCCAGAAACATCTTTTCCAGTTATGTCTTCTGATTCTGCTGGTGGAAAAAAGACTTCGTTTATTACAGCGTTTTGACTTCCCACCTTATCCTCTGATACTGAAAGGATAGTATTTTTTTTGAGAAATGTATATTTTATTGTAGGTATACCATCGAAGTTAGATTTTTCTCTGCGAGCCTCTTGGTATCCGTTTTCACCGTCTGACAATTCAACACCTGCAACATCCTGTCCCTTTATTCCTTCTTCATCTGTTGGCGGGAAAAACACTTCGTTAACTACAGCTAATTGACTACCTATTCTATCTTCGGTAACCAAGAGAGTAACATTCTTTTTCAAGAAGGTGTATTTAATGGTGGGTATACCATCAAAATTAGACTTCTCCCTACGAGCCTCTTGGTATCCAGTCTCATCAGTAGGTAGGGCAGTACCATCAACGTCTTGTCCCGCTATATCTTCTGATTCCGCTGGCGGGAAAAACACTTCATTAATAACTGCCCTTTGACTTCCCACCCTGTCTTCGGATACCAGCAGAGTAGTGTTCTTTTTTAAGAAGGTGTATCTAATTGTGGGTATACCGTCAAAGTCCGATTTTTCTCTGCGGATTTCCGCGTAGCCATCGTCCCCGTCGGATAAAGCTGTACCATCAATATCTATTCCATTTATATTTTCGTCTGCCTCTTTTGGAAGAAAAACCTCATTGACGATTGTGTTTTGACTACCCAACTTGTCCTTGGATACAAATAATGTAGAATTCTTTTTGAGGAAAGTAATTCTAAATGTAGGTATACCATCAAAGTTAGATTTTTCTTCTCTTGCCTTCTGGTATCCTCCATCGACTTCTTGAGTAAGATTATTTCCAGATATGTCTATTCCAAAAAACGCACTCTTGGGTTTAAATACCTCATTGATAACTGCCTTCTGGCTTCCTACTGAGTCCTCAGATACAAACAATACTGTATTTTTTTGCAAGAACGTAAGCCTAAATGTAGGTATGCCATTAAAGTTAGATTTTTCCCTACTAACTTCCTCATATCCTTCGTCGTCAGTTCCTAGGTCTGCTCCCGATGCATCAATTCCATTAATTGACTCAGATGGTGGAGAAAAAATTTCGTTGATAATTCTCTTTTGACTACCCAGCTTATCTTCGGATACTGAAAGAGTAGTATTCTTTTTAAGAAAAGTAATTCTTACCGTGGGTATTCCATTAAAATCTGATTTATCTTTTCTTGCTTCTGCATAGCCATCATCCCCAGTGTCTAAAGCCGCATCATCTTCGTCTACTCCAGCAAATCCATCCTTTGGGTCAAAAACTTCGTTAGTTATTGATAGCTGACTCCCAACTTTATCAGAAGATACGGACAAGACGGAGTTCTTTTGTAGAAACGTGTAAACAAATGTTTTTAAACCCTCTTCACCTTCTTCTTCTTTCCTTGCAACCACATACCCATCTGCGTCAGAAGCACCAAAAAATTCTTCCGCCTCGCTGACTGTGGGGGCTTCTTCAAATTTTCTAATAACAACAGCTTGCTGAGAACCAACGAGTTCTAAAGATTGAGAGATTATTGCTTTTTCTTTGACAAAAGTAAATCTTGTTGTGGATATGCCCTCTACATTGGACTCCTGCTGATCAATTAATTTATAACTATCTTTTTGGTCTGAATTATTATCTGGCTCAAATATTTCTTCTACTATAGTGCCAAGAGCTGAATCCTTATCTTCGGATTTAAAAAGTATTGAGTTCTTTGCTAAAAATGTGTATGTAAATGTTTGTAATAACTCCTCTCCGCTTTCTTCCCTTTTAGCTACGCTATAATCGTGAGAGCCACCAGCAAATGACTTCGCTTCGGCTACGTTTGGTTCTTCTTGGAACTTAGTAATAACTACCGCCCTCTGAGACCCCACTGCATCAAAGGATTGAGATATAATCGCTTTATTTTTTGAAAACGTAAATCTAGTAGTTGGAACTCCGTCTACATTAGAGGATTCTTCTCTAAGTAAAGAAAAATTAGATAAAGTATTTCTTCCTGCCGCTGGCTTAAAAAATTCTTTGGATATTGTTTGCAGTGCGGATTCCTTGTCCTCAGTCTCGGACAACTGCACATCTTCTTCCAAAAATGTATAAGTAAAAATTTTTACTTGATCCTTGCCCTCTTCTTCTTTTTTAGCAACAAAGTAAGTTCCACTCCCTCCAAATGTTTGGGCTTCTGTAGTAGTGGGTGCTGTTTTAAACTTACTAATAACGACGGATTGCTGAAAGCCGACAGCATCAAAGGATTGAGATATAATTGCATCGTCCTTATAAAACGTAACTCTTTGAGTCTTAATACCATCTACGTCGGATTCCTCTCGCTTTACTTCAGTAAAGCCAGTCTTTGATGGGCTTGTTGCAGTGGGATGAAATATTTCTTCTATAGCGATTTCAAGCGAACCCAACTTGTCTTCACTTGTAGAAAGGGTTACATTGGGTTTAAGAAAAGTGTACCTATTTGTTTTTATCCCCTTAAAATTGCTTTCTTCTTTTCTTGCAGGGACATAATCCTCTGGGGTTTCGGGAGCAGTTCCAATGGTTTCTATTACCTTGGCTTTTTGAGAACCAACTTCTTCAATACTTTCAAATAGAGTTCCTTCCTCTACATAAACTTGGGTTAACTCAGCGAATGCCGTGTTGTCTTCTACCTTAGAACTAGACAGTATTTCGCCACTTGATAGGGACGAACTACCCACTGTGCCCGTGTCAGAAGTTCCAGACTGTGCTCGAAAAACTTTTGTTATTCTTTTTAAACCGTTTTCTAAAACCTCAACGGTGGGATCGGTTATTTCTACAAAACTGCCAGTAAGAGTTTCGTAAGTTTTTACAAGAACTGGACTATCGGAGTTTGCTTGATCCGAAAAATTATCTACTTCAACGGATATTAGTCTACAGTCAGTGTAGCCCTGCCATTTCTTCTCCAGTTGCATCCAACGCTCCAAAGTCCCCCATGAGAGAACCCAAGTTTGAGTTGTCTACATCTTCTCTAGTAAACTTATGAAAACGCCTAATTACCCTAATTCGATTATTAGGTAGCTTTACAATTTCTGGGATTTGACCCTTTTGATGTATATTGGTATTTCCTAAACTCATTTCTTTCTTCTGACTGATTTAACCCTTTTGGGCTTTCCTGCGGGCTGTCCTAATTTTTTCTTTTGAGAAATCCTTGAACGCTTTTGTGCGGAGGTTAGCTCTCCAGCAGTGGCAGGGGTTTTCGAGCTTACACGCTTCGATGGTCTGCAATATGGCGTTCCTCGCTTTTCTCCCTTGCGTCTCCCACAGGGCTTCCCAGAGCGAACATCTACCCACTTTTCCTTGAACCACCGCTTCAGAGCCATGCCCTTCGCTGTTTTTCTGACCGCCATTTATTTCTTGCGTTTTATGTTGGCTTTCTTGTTGCCCCAATTTGAAGCCCCTACTTTCCTGCATTTAGCAATAGCTCCACTGGCATAGGCACTTGGGAATACCTTGTACCTAGCCTTTACTTTTTTATAACAAGCGTCCTTTGGCATTACTTACACTTTCCCTTTTTCCCCATTTTTCCCTTCTTGGGTGGGCGACCTCTTGTAGTTCCGTATGTTCCTTTTCCTCTTGGCATAATATATCCTTTTGTTTGTTGTTATATATCGCTTCTAATCTTGAAGTAGCTGAATGCTACAAAAAATCCAATTATTAAAGCAATCCAAAGACCAGTATCTTTTACCTCTGGGATAGCTACTAGATCAGCACTGGTGATTTGTGCGGGTGCTGTGAGTCTTACACTCATAGTTCCCGTAGTATCCGACGCAAAAGATGTAAATACAGCGGCATAAGTGCTGTTCCCAGAAAGGGTTATTGTTGTGCTAAAGGGTTCTTCATACGTTTCAAACCCCTCAAAAGTATCAAGCTGTCCGCCTCCGAATCCTATATTTGGACCATCGTTAAATATTAAAGGACGATCAATTATAAAATCCGCCTCTAAGTTATCATATATAAGCAAAGAGGTGTTTTGGGTTTGCCCAGTTAAATCACTTGAATAGTTTTCAAATGTGTATTGACCTCCAATAGAAGTAGTAAACACCATTGGGTTATAATGGGTTAACCCACCCGCTGGATTAAAATCGGATACGCTGTATGTTTCGTCTATACCTATTTCTAGATCATAGATTACGCTATTGAGTTGAACTGCACCCCAAGCTATAGAGGCAACAAGTAATGGTGCTAGTAAAATTTTTATTTTTTGAAGATTGAAGTGCATATTGAAGCGAACTCTTTGAAGGCTCTGGATATAATATTGTTTTTAGGAAGAAACATAACTATAATAGAAAATACCCCTATGTATGCAAACAACATACCCAGTAGGTTTTCTTTATAATTATCTAAGATATATTGTATCATACTTATATTGATGTCGAGGGGGATACCACGATTGCATCATCTGGAGTTATTTCTGGCTCTTGTTTATTTAGAATCATTCCAGATTCGTCGCTTTCTATATCCGAGTGGGGCTTGACTTCATCTACTTCGTCGGCACTTTCTTCTGGCACATCTTCTGCTATCTCCTCCGTGGCTGGCTCTTCAGCCTCTTCACTGTTTATTTCTTCACCATCAACCTCTTCAGCATTTTGTTCAACCTCTTTTGCATCTCCTCCATTTTCATTGCCGTTGTCAGCACTTTCATCTTGGGATTGTGGTTCTTGGCTCTTGGTTTCCTCGGTGGCTTGTGAGCTAGTTTCCGTCACTTTGGATTCCACCTTCTCAACTTGGGCTTTTACTTCAGCTACCTTCTGCTTCATTACCTCTGTTCCCCAAGAATTTAATGCACCGAAATCCACAAAGTTCGTAATCAACGGGGGAAACATAAGCCTTTCATGAACAACGTCATTGGCTACGCTGGCTACAAAAACCTCCGTTTCGTCCAGTGCGATATTTGTTTGAGTTACTGCCGCTGTACCAACAGCAACAGTTCCAGCAGTTCCGAGCTGTGCTATTTTGTCTACTACTGGAAAATCTTTGATCTTGCCTAGAAGTGTTTTCTTAGCCCGCTTAGAGCCTTCTCTAGCCGCTTTAAGGGCTTTTTCAGCGTCCTCACGACTTGGACCTTCACTTTTGCCACCAAGGACTTTGTCGAGGCTATCACGGAGTTCAGATAGTTTTTGTTGAGCGTTTTTGTAATCCATTGAATTGGCGAACACCAAGAGCAAATAGCTTTGGGTTTTTTACATACAGTGCATTTTTTCATGTTATTTAACTGAGGATGAACCAAAGTAGAATCCTACAATGGCTAGGACTGTTTGACGAATTTCTGGTAATATAACGTATCCGTGTAGGGTTTGGTATGTTGTACCCTTCATAAAGCCAAAGAACTTGCTATACTCATTGGCTACCGTTACACCCTCATCGCTGTGAGCTAGGATAAAGGGGGCTATAATTACACCGAACAATACAGTTACTACAATTACTCTTCGCACCCAAGCACCCCCATCTCCAGTGCGTTTAGCCGCGGCATCCGCACTTTCGTCCGAGGCTTTTTGCTTTTTAAGCAAGCTGGAAACATTGTTTTGTTGAGCAGTAACCATTGTACCTATCAACTTAAATATAAAGCCCGATGCACCACCACCGAGCATAGCTAAAAGTTCAGTAGTCATTTAAGTTCCTTTAATAATTTATAAATAGAAAGTCCCAAAAATACAAAAGTCATAATACCAACAACTAAGCTAACTGCTGTGCTAATGCCTTGCAGTCCTATGCAAGCAAAAAATCCCGTTGATCCCACTGTTCCTCTGAGCATTGTATCCATAATATTAACCACTTAAATCTGTCCAACCTCCATCGGCAAAGCCTTGAAAAGTATCTTCATCGCTATTATAAATTATCATACCATTTTCAGCCGTTCCAGCTGTGACCATTGCATTCTTGGCGTCATTTGTTAATAGACCCACTTTTACTGGTCCACTAGAACTTATACCCAAACTGCTAACTTCCATGCGTTTTACTGGAACTGATCCAGTTGCTATTTCAAGACTTTTATTGTTTTCAACAATTAAGTAAGCTGAATTTTCAGTCGAATTAGTATACAAATCTCCAGCAGAACCAATAAATCCTAAGTTCATTTCTTCTACATTAGAAGTCTCTGAAGTGCTTTCGTCTCTTTTTATTTTTAATATACTTGTAGAAGCATCCGAAGTGTTGTCGGTGTCCATTGCAAGTACCAGAGTAGAAGCATTAGTTGATGTAAGCAAAGCACTTCCTACAACACGCAATGCTTCATCAGTAATTCCACCAGAAGCTACATGACCCCCAACAATGTGCAATGCTACTTTTGGATTTGTGTGATTGATCCCAACCTTACCAATGGGGACTCCATCGGTTTTTTTAATTACTAACAAATTGCTAGGCTGTTCATCTTCATCTCTAAATCTATGCTCTATTGCATCGTACTCTATTGCCTCGCCAGATACAGCTTGAACTTCGCTAGTTTTTAATACTGGAGCTATTACAGTCCCAGTAAATGTTGGAGATGCAATGGGTGCTTTAAGGGCAATATTACTGGTATTAGTAGATATGTCGGACGCATTATTAGATATGGCTACTCCTTGGGTCGATATATTACTGGTATTGGTAGCTATGTCACTGGTATTGGTAGCTATATTACTGGTGTTTGTAGATATATTGCTAGTGTTAGTGGATATATTGCTAGTGTTAGTGGATATATTGCTGGTGTTAGTGGATACATCACTTGAGCTTGCTTTGGCATCAAGGGCGGACTGAAGGTCGGTCTGCGTGGATAGAGTCCCAGTTATTTGTCCCCACTGAGCTTTCGTATCCTCTAAGCCCAAAAATGTAGCCGCATCCTCCTTTGTAGATTTACGAAGAAACGTATCAATATCTGAAGATACTTTGTAGTTTATTGCCATATATAATTATTTATGGAGTTACGTTTTGAGATACCACAACAGTAGTATCACTAACGGATAATCCAAGTGTTAAAGACATTTGCATTGTATTAGGCGTTATATGCTTCGACTGAGCCAGTATTTACATGGATAGATGTAAAGTTTCCGTAGCTAGTGTATCCAGCAGGAATATTTACATTAGTTATCGCGGTAACATTGGTTTTGTTTGAGCAAGTAAGTCCACCAGTCTCAAACTTTACTCCTTCTGGACCAGCTACGATAATTGCAAAATTACCACTAACTGCATCTCCACTATTGGAGGCTGGTGTAATTACTACGCTTCCACGCTTGCCTAGGCTTTGTTCTGTTATTGCGGGAGTTGACATAATTATATTATTGTTGTGTTGTAGTTTGTTCCTATACTTTTTACGATATAGGAGTTTGCGATATTTTGATCAGAAATTTTAGCTAACTCATCTTCAAGAACTGAGTTAACCAAAGCCAATGATAAAGTAAAATTTGTGTCACTCGCGTTTTGATCAACACTTCTTTGCCAAGTATATGCACTGAGGTGAGCCATGTAGGGCATAAATTCATCGGGGATTGTTGTGCTGTCAGCATCCGATGTAGATAAATCTACATCCAGTGTTTTTTTGTAAATAACAAAAACCGTTGAATCGTCCTCCGAGGAATCTGGTTGAAGATAAAATCCGCTTCCATCTGGATTTTCGTATAAATCGGATGTTAATCCTGCGGCATTTCCCGTTATGGTTGCTCCGCTGTTATTGACAACAAACTTATATTCTCCCCCTCTTTTTTCTTGGGGATTGTTTTTATATATCCTTAAATATGTATCAATGGTTGACGATCCAGACTGCGTCCGTGGAACTTGATTTTCATTTGATACTGTCCTTTCGTCGCCTATTACCAAATAACGCTCCCAGTAATTACTAGCTCTGTATGCTTTCTTCGCAGAGTAATTCCAGAGGGCGTTTATTCTAGCGTAGCTATTCGATGTGCTAGCATACTCCCTGCCTATTAAGGCAAATGTCAAATCCTTGAGTTCTGCTAATGTTGAATCTTGTAGGGACATTATATCTTATTTGCCGCCATTCCGTTGGGCAAAAGAACTTTGTTGTTTAAATATTTAACAAACTCCTTATCATTAGAGAATCCTACTCCATACTTTTTTGACATGTGATAGTATTCATTCATGGGAACACTACCAATATGTTTTCCAAAAACTGGATGATCCTTACCTTTGTAAAACTGTGTGGATTTTCTAGCTCGACGAATTCTTTGCTCTTCGGCTTTTGGGTTAAAAATCTCCTTTGTTTTTTTGTTAAGAATCTTAAATTGATTCTCAAAGAGTTCTTCTTCTGATAATGCTTGTGACATAATAAAAAGGGCAGGGGGGGTATCCCCCCTAAACCCAAAACTATTTTATTTTATGATCCTTGAAAGGGATTATGAAGTTGGCTCATCTAATACAGAAAGGCTACTAGCCTCCATATTAAATGAAGCATTAATTCGAGTTCTTAGAACTCCACTGCTCTCTGTCCTTGAACGAGTTATACTCATTTGAGTAGGTTTGTCCGCAGTAGGAACAGCGTTGTATTCCGTAAAGAAAAAGTTGAGAAGCTCGTATATTACATGACGGTAATCGCCAGTGGATGCATTTGCTTCAGCAGAAGTAAGGTTGGATAGCAATCCAGTAGAACCAATAGTAAAACTAATAGTGCTTCCATCGGATGTGTAGCCAGTGCCAAAAACTTCAGAGGGACTGTCGTTATCGGTATATGCCATTGTAAATGTATTTTAAAAGTTTAACAATAGGGCTAGGGGGATTTACCCCCTAACCCAGAATTGTATAAGATTTATGCAGTGAAATCTTTGATCATACCTAGACCATTTGGTCCACGGCAAATTAGAGTTCCCATTGCATCGATGTAGCCACGAGGACCTCCACCTTGGTCTTCCAACATTGTTGAACCCATGCTCATTGCTTCTGCGTATCCAAGTAGGCTTGGGTCGAGAAGGTATGCACGTTTTTGGTTGGGTAATGTCTTTGGATTAGCGGAGATGATCTTCACGATACCGTAAGGACCTTGGAAGATTTCAACATTGAAGTTGATATCTGTGCCATCACCTTGGTTGAAAGTAGTAGCAGTTGGGCTTACGCGAGTAAAGCCATCAATGATAGCGTTACGGACGGTTGTGCCAGCAACAAGAACGTGGTCGCCTTGCTCACCAGTTTCTTCAAAGATGCTTGTAAGCATTCCGTTGAAACGAGACTCAGTTAACCCAGCCGCGGCTTCTGCTGTAGTTGCTGATGAGTCTGCACCAACACCCAAGACAGATGCTTCTGGAGTCTTGAACGCATCGGGAACTTCTTGAACAGCGTCCGAGGATTGCGTTCCCGAACCAGCTTCTAATGTTGGATCAAGCCAAACACCTAGTCCGCGGAATTCACCAGCGGTAGAGCTAGAACCAAGTACAGCGGGATTGTCCGAAGCGATTGATGTTTCAATGTCCCGAAGGAGTTGAGAAGCCGCTTTTTCTTCAGCTTCTTGGATGCGAACTGGAGTTACGGAGTCAAAAATCTCCTGCTTCTTAGATACATTAAATGTATCGCGGAAGTGCTGTAGGCGATTGCCCAAGCGAGTAAGACTACCGAACTGACCCACAAAGGAGTCGCCACCAGAAGTACCAACGTCTACGCCTTCAACGACAGCGTTGTCGGCTACTGGAGTACGAAGATTGTCAACAGTCCATTCGACAAGATCAGCGGTTGCACCCTGCTTTGGGAGCATACCATAAATAGGAGCTTGACGAGGAGCAAGAACAGTTGTTAAGTCCAACAACTGCTCACGATTACCAGATGCGGACCCCGTAGGAGGTCCAGAATATGTATTATCAAATGCCATGATATTATATTATTTCAGTTTGTTTAAGTGTAACGAGAGTTTATTTGAATTTGTCGGAGTTGTCTAGCCGCTATAAGATTTCCTTTTTGAGCCGCTTCTTTCAGTTGCTTGATTTTAGTGGACTCCGCAGTTTGCCTTGAATTGCTAGCGGAGTTTCCGCTAACAGCATTCTTGGGAGCTTTTCTTGGAATGATTATTTTTTTCTTTTTAGTGGTCTTGGGTTTTACCATATTAGAAGCCGCGTGTGCCAACTGATATTTTAGTTTAGCAAAAATGGCTGGAGCTAATCTGGAGACAATAGCCAAGTCCTCAGAGTTAATCATTTTTTTGTATTCCAGATAAGTTTCTGATGCATCATCATTTAACCAAGAGAACTCCTCTTTTGATTTAGTATCCAGCTCTCCCGCTTCTTTTTTAGCGGAATCTATTCTTTTTAGATACCTTCGTTGCTTTGGCAACTCATCAAATCTATCCTGTAAACTAGATATATATTGAACAATATCAGAACGAGTATATTCCGTTCCCTTGTGTTCAAATGTATCATTGTCCCCAGCTAACCAGTTTTGATAAAAACGAATATTGTCCTTGGTCTCCTTCTCAATATTGTCCAGCTCTTCTTGAGTATCAATGTGAGCTAAAGAATTAGAGGGAGCAATGACCTTATCAAGTCCACCCGAAAGGGCGGCATCTTTGCTTTCTATCTGGCTTTTGAGTTCTTTGATCTGAGAAGTAAGTTCTCCAATTCGTTTACCGCTACCACTACCCATTTTTTTAGCTAGCTCACCCAGTTTTTCTGGGGGCAAGACCTCCATGGCTTGTATAGCGATTTCCGATCTAGATTCATCATCTAACTCATCCCAATCAATCTGTGAAAGAACGCCTTCGCTTTCCTCGACCTCCTCGGTGGATTCCTCAACTTCGGTTGATTCGGATTCTTCCGCTTCAGATGCCTCTTCAGCGGGTTGCTCTTCTTCAACCTCCTTTGATTCCTCTACCGCCTCGGGCTTTGGAGTTAGCTTTTCCACTCGTGCCTTCCGAATTTCTTCCAGCGTTTGTGGTTTGGCTTGTTCGACTGTCGATACTTCTTCTTCTTGGAGGGCTGTATCGTTACCCTCTATTGCGGTTTGTTCATCCATAATACTGTTCTGCCGTTTTACGCCAAGCAGTGGGGCGAAAAATATATTATATCAAGAAGTATTTATTAATAGCCGTATACCGCTTTTCTGGCTCTTAATAACTCTTCTTTTGTGTATCCCGCTGGGGCTTTGTTTTCTACTTGGGTAACTGCGGGCTTGCTAGAACCCGCTTTGCCTCCTAAGTAACCAGCCCCGAAGGATGCCGCTGGTATTGCGGACTTTTTAGCAAACGTTGCGGCTTTCTTCAACGGCTTGCGAAGACGAGCTGATCTTTTGCTAGCCAGCTTTCTCATAGCTTTATAGGAGGAGCTGTCCGTGTCTTTTCGTCTTCCCCTATATGTGGGTTTTTTCTTTGCCTTTGAACCTTGTTCTACGGCTTTTTTAACATTGCCCTTTCTTTTGCTTAAATTCTTTTCTACTGCCTTTGAAGCACTTAGGTTAGCAGTAGCCGAACCCGTTGTCTTCTTAGCAGTTTTCTTAACGGCTTTTTTAGTAGCAGTTTTTTTGACCTTGGGGTTAGCGGAGGCTTTTCCGCCAGCTTTAACAGCGGCATCATTTGCTTTTTTCTGGGCAGTAGTTAAGGGCTTTTTGGGAGCAGTAGTTTTTACTGGCGTAGTTTTAACTACCGCCTTTTTTACTGGAGTCTTTTTTATTGGAGTAGTTACTTTTTTTGCCCCAGTTCTTTTTCTGGCATTACCAGTCTTAGGCTTACTAATTTTAGTAACCTTTACTTTGCCAGTAACAACTTTAGAGTTATCAAAGCCAGACTTTGAAATCTCTTGCTTACTCTGTTTTCTTAAAACTTTGCTCGCGGATTTAAGTCCCTCTGCAATTCCTTTTCCTACTAATTTTCTTGCCATTATTTTTTCTTTCTCTTTTTCATGGCTTGAACGACACCAGCGGATTCTACTCTATCTGGATATCCTTTTACGCCCTTGTTGGTCATTGTACCATAGGTCTTTTTTTGATTCATTCCGCCCGAGATTAATCGTGCTCCCATTTTACTTGCTAATTTAAATAACGACATTAGTATTTTCCTTTTCTAGATTTTGGTGATGATTTTTTGCTTCCCCCTTTTCCTGCCCAAAGTTTAGTGCAAGCCAAGTGTTTGGCTGTTCCCCACTTTGCTGTTGAGCATTTGTGGCGAGCTTTAAATGATTTTCTGGCGGCTGGAGAGTAGTTGTGTCCGTATCCTTTTGCTCCAGCGTGAACTAGCTTTTTCTTTCCACCCTTACAATAGAGCTTCATTATTTTTTTACCTGCTCTAGTGCTGGGTCGGGTTTCCCCGCAACTCATGCTGGATTTAGGATTTGGCATCTTTTTGTGGACTCAGTGTTTTGAGTAAATAATCGTCCTCTATCATACCACCTAATATTTTAGCATCCGCCCTTTCGGAAGCATCTAAACTGCGTTCCAATAATTGAAACTTTGTTTCTCTGCATTCTTTTAAAAAATTTAATACATATTCATATTGCTCGTACTTTGAGAGAAAATTTACGGCTTCCGACAAACTGTCAGTGGGTTTAATGCTCATTAGGATTCTTCTATATTCTGCGTTTGAATATTACCCATTTGTGCGGGATTTGCTCCTAGCCTTCCAATTTCAGCATTTTGTTGCTGAACAACTTGCTGTTGATATTGGGCGGCATAATTTTGAATATTAGCAACGAAATCAGCGTCCTCTGCCATACGTCTTTGAATATCTTCTTGTTGAGTATACTCCTGTATAACCTGCATAGCAATCTGACCACCATTGGGTCTAGCTCCCACAGGTATTCCTGCGTATATCTTTGTTAAATCATCGGTGACATCCTTGACCATTTCTTCTTGACCTTGACCATCGGGCTGGATAATAACATCCGCGATGCTTGGATCAATGGCGTTTGCCGCGAGTTGCTCTGCGGCTTTTAGATTAAATGTATTGCTAGGAGAGGTTCTTGCTAATTCCATTATGGAAGCGATTTTTGCTTTCATCATTTCTGGGTCTTGGTTTTGAATGTCAAAAGAAATGCAAACGTCTATTTCCTCGTCATCTGGAGACCTATATATAAGCATTTCATTTGGATAACCAGTAACCCTAAAGAACTTTTCATCTGGTCCAAAAACTAAGAATGCCTTGTATGCTAACTTTAGTATTTCTGAACAGTGTGTTAAAAACTTGTTAATAAAAAATTGTTGTCTTTGCTGGCTTAGTTGGCTGTCTTCCTTTAGTCCCACTAAGTCCATTGCTTCCTGTTGTACATACTTTTCTAGCTGGCTAGCGTCCCCAGAAGTGTTCGGCACATTCATGTACTCGAAGGTTTCATTTTGCCTAACCCCTATCCAAGCACCCGCACCCATTTGAGCTGGGGGTCTGCCTACTGGATGAAGCAGTGGGGGAGCAACGGACATTGCCATTTGGTCACTCCAGCCATCTCTGAGGGTTTTCATTTGTTTTTGTGGACCTCTGAGTAAATCGCCAAACGTAGTTACATCGTATATTCTTTTATTTGAATTGCTTAGTTTGCTTAGAACAAAGGGGTATCTATCGTATCCAGAAAGAAGCTCGTTGCTCAAGTATCCCGTTGTAGTTTTTGGATTCCAGACAGTTAGGTATATACCTTCTGAACCACTTTTTTCGTCTATTAATCTTCGATAGGTGTAAATAATTTCGATTAAATCCTTGGACTCCACCATTCCGTTCATGCCGTAACTTGAACCCCCTCTTGATTGAGACGATCTAAGTCTATTCATGGATGCTTGGTTCATGCTGGTGTAATCAAATCCCCGATGCCCTTCAATTAAAGTCTCGGCTAGTTCGGCATCCCACCCCTTGGTTGTTACGCAGTTTTCTACTTCTTGGGGGGTTAGAAACGCCCTCATGTGAACTCTGGGGGATCGCTGAATGTCTGTTACATAGGAGGGTATTACAATATCAATGTCAGAGAACTTTGTTTCTACAAAGGGTCTAGATATGTCTTTTTTTGCTACTGGAATCTTAGCAACACCGAAGTCCCTAAGTTCTTTAAGAGCACTCTTTGCTTTCGGGACATCAATGTAATCAAACATTTCAGTCATCATTGCAATAGTCTCTTCGTCCCTATTTTCGTCAGCCAAAAGCTCGTATAGCTCTGGAGCAACTTCGGATATTAATTCCAAGTTGAACTCTTCGTCGTGAGTTCTGGATTTCATTTCCCAGTCCACATAAGTTATTGCGATACCCTTTTCCAACAAGTTATTTGCGGCTGTTTCGCATTCAGAGGCAAAGTCCTTAATATATGTTTTTTGCATATATTTTAAGAAGGACGAAATTATGCCAGCTTGCTTAATGTCCGAGGACTCAACTGGATATGCTCTAATGTTTGCCCTGCTAAGAGCATTCATCATTAGACCAACGTAGGTGGTAATGCATTGTTCTATCAATCTGACTTCCGTATCCGAAGCCCCGTCCCAAGGAAATGCATCATCCCCAGATTTTACAAGTTGATTGTTTTTACCTCGCCATTCAGCATTACGATTATCGTAGCTATCTTGGCACTGAGAAACATAGGCTGATAAATCAGTGACATCCGCATCGTAATCACTTTTTAATTCATCTATATCTGGCTCAGAGGTAACGTAATAGGCTTCTAAGTCTTTATCTTCCATGGATGAGAAATTATATCACAGTTATTTTTTTTACTTATTCTAATTTTTATATTACTTAAAAAAGTATTATACCACACTCTATCTCTTGCAATTAGGTCCAAAAAATTATCCAAGGGAATCTCGTCCAGAGAGTCCGTATGGGTTCTATAAAGAAGCTCCCAGTCAACAAACGCATTGGAATGCCTACTGGTGAATTTCTTGAATTCTTTTTTGTCTATTGATTTCACGAGTATAGATTATTTCGTGCCTATAAAAATCTTCGTTGTTTTTGGTTATAACTTGAGCCTTGAATATCAAGCCCCTACGCATTAAATTGGTGTGCGTATAGGGAACTGAGACCCGAACTTTTTTGATGGGCTTTTCTAGTAGCTTGCAATTAAAGAACATTGGGTTTGGGGTGGAATCAATAACTTGTACCCTAACGAACTTCGGGGTTAATGCATCGTCATCCTTGTTTTCTAGGTATTTTTTTATTTTTTTGACCCCAGAGGGCAAAATGTGCCTTGTTTTTTCTAGGTAATCCTCCTCGTTGCACACTTTTTTTCGTATTTTACCCACTTGAAGCGGGGTTAACCCATATATTTCTGCTATTTCTTTTGCTTTCATTAATAACCTCCCGTTAATCTTACTTGTTCAAAGTCCAAATCGGTGTAATGTATTGGACCGTCTCCAGCGTTTGCCATACGCAGGTATCTAATTAAATCAAAAAAATCCTTTAGTGCTTCATCGTTTTTGCCTTGAGCATTATAATTAATTAAACTGTCAATTAGGTTGCCGCAGGATTCGTGTATAAAACACTTGGGTTTATTGGCTTCATCTAGTTCGTAATTTGGGTTGTAGCTAAACCATTCGTCCAGTGCTTGTATGCCTACGATCTCCTGCCTGCCGTCTGAGGGAACAAAATTAAAATCGTATTCCGCAAAGGAAGCAAATAAGTCTAGGTTATTTTCGTTTTCTCTAGCAAAATACCTAGAGTCCCCTATGCGTTCAAAGACCTCTATACCTAGCTCCTCTTCAATTTCGTCGAATAGAGCACAATATCCTTGAACGTCTAATCCAATCTTTTTTGAGGCTGGTCCGTATTTCCATTTTTCCCCGAATAAAGCCCACTCCCCGTATGTATCTCTGTCGGGAAACTCCTTCGAGATATATACATTTCCATGTTCATCCACGGAGGACCATATAGAGCAAAAATTTCTGTTACCCGCGGGGTCTACCACTTGGTAGTGAGTAAACGCATCCGTCGTTATATCTGGAAATGTCCAGCCCTCGGAGTTGGGTTCTTCTCCCAGTACTTGAACTTCTGTAGAAAATAAAGGCAGTAAAGAGGTAATGCTTTTGACTGGTATGCCGTATGCACGCACCATTATTTCTTCGTCTGGTCTGCCCTCTAAGTCCTTTTTTATACGCTCGTATCCCCCAAAGGGGTTTTCGTCGGAATGCAAATACACTACTTGGGCATCCCTGCTGGGAGCATATTGCAATACTGGGACTTCTTCACCACGCAGGAGTTCTGCGGGTCTAGTTTCCAGAGTTCTTGCATTTTTTTGATATTCAGCTACAAAGGGCGTAAACCCATCAATGGGTGTAAAACCCAACAGCATCTTGGAGTTTCTGGTAGCAAGTCGGAATCGAAGGGTATTTACTAGAGTTGCGTCCCCCAAGTATTCGTCTAACCATGCCCCTATATTTAACTCTGGGTCTCCTTTGAATCCAAATTCAAATCCCTCTAGGATTGTCTGATTGTTGGAAAACTGGGTGTATGTCTTGAAATCCACTCGGGTTCTCGTGTCTGGGAATATAAATGAAGACCCAGTAAAACCATTCTGCATACTGAAGTTGATATATCCCTCTATGCTTTTGGTTTTCTTCTTGAACTCCTTGGGCATCATTTCCCAAACTGCGGCTTGCTGAACTTTAACAGAGGTATCTGCGTTTTGACTAAAGCAAACTATATGACCATCTTGGTTTTTAGTTACCGCTTGCATAATTAATTTAGCACATCCCGTGGTTTTTCCGCTTCTGTTACCTCCAAGTGCAAGAACCTCATTGTATTTATCTAAACCCTTTCGGATTCTATCCCATCCTTTTAAGTCAAATCCATGGCGAAGGGGGTCTTCTTGTGATGCCCTTATAACGCCCTCACGCACCCTATAAAGCTCTTGAAGAGCTTCGGGGTCACTCTCCCCTAGGAGAACGATTTCTTCGTCTGTAGGGGCTTCTATGAGTGGATGCGGGGTAAACGTGATTTCCATTACTCGTAGTTAAGTTTTAAAAAATCATCCTTGTATAGGGATTTAATTATTTTTTTAGTTTCCTCCGTATGCATATCGTCGTAATACGGATCATGGTGGGGGTTTGAATTAAACATGGATCGCTCGAACTCCTTGGGTAGCCCTAGATCGGCATATATTTCAGAGTTATCCTCCTCTAATTTAATATATTGAACATCGTATTTACTGGAATCCGCCCAAGATACTTGGGGAGCATAGAATCTCATTCCTGTGGTTATACTTGGGTCTTTAAAATTTTTATGATTGTGTATATTTTTTACAAAATCCTCGAAACCCTGTTTTTTTTCTGGCAAATCCCATCCCTTTAGTATTGTCTCAGCAAAAAACGCAGAGGGTACTCTGTTCATTGGGTTTCTCGCTGTTTGATATATTTTCCAGTTTTCTATATCGTTAATTTTATGGTGTTCAATTAGTTCATCTAGATACCCATGTAGTTTATTTCCATGCCAAGTGTATCCATGGGAAAACTTATATTTGTAAATAATGTTGGCAAAGCTCCTAACTAAGGATTGCGTCCCAGTTTTAGGGGGTAGCAATATTATTTTTTTGCTTTCTTTATTAATCATCGGAATCCTCCTTGATTACTATTTCGGCATCTATAGATTTTTCTCTGATTTTTTCTATTCGCTTTCTAGCGGCTAATAGAGTTTCGTTAAAATCTTCCACTGTGTATGATTTGTTAACATCCACCACTTGGGATGCTTCGCCCCTAGCGGTCATAGCTTGACGCTGGGAGTTTGCCTTGGCAATGGATATTTCTTTTAGGTCTCTGAACTCTGGCTCGTACCCGCCCTCTAATTTTAACCTAAGTGCATCAATCATGTCTTCCTCTAGGGACTCCAAATTGATGTAGCTTCTAGCCGCCAACTGACCACCCAACTCGCGGAATGTATTTGTGTGATCCGCGTAATCCGCAAGTACCTGCACTATTGTGCTTCTTGAGAGTCCGTGTCTACGGATCATGTTTGTCTGCGAACACCCAAGTGCATGCAAATAAAGTATCTTCGCTACTTTCTTTGGGTTGTGCCTAGATAGGCTTTTGATTTGATTAGCCTCCTTTGTTCTTTGTATCTCAGTTATTGCACTGGAAATACTTAACATTAGCTTATCTTTTTCTTCGTTTTCTTCCATACCCATTCGCAATATTGCGATAACCCATTGCAGATTTGCGATACCTATACCATTAGACACTTAATTAGACTATAATACATTAAGCCCTTTATGGGTTGTTCTTAAATGGGTGTCAAGTTCATGAGACCCATGGGCGACCAATTTTTTTGTGGGGTACTTTATATATATAAGGTATAGCCCGATCCCGAAAAACGCGACCCCCTCCCCGCCTACGTTGCTCCTCGTGTCGTAAGTCGTTGATAGTGAGGCACTACTATGGACAGACCTATCCTCATGAGGCTGGGTTAACCCATACATGAGTATAAATATCTTATTGCATAGAGAAATGTATGTCAGACGCATGCCAGAAATTCTGGTTATTCTATTTTTAGTGGGTGCAGTTCAGTGGCAATTTTCTGCCGTTTTATCCCAATTTATTTTACCCCAAATACATAAGTCGTTGATTATCAAAACTATGGACAACCCTATATATATCACTTTATTCTTGCACATTGATCGGGTTAACTCAATAATGGTTCTCATATTCCAACTCTGACCATCAATGATGCGAGTTCCGAATATGCTTCTCAACCAGCTAAGTGACATCCGAGCGAAATACGCCATGACCGATGCTTGCCAAGATGCTGGGTAGGATTATAAGCCACCAGTTGGATCGGTGGCGAGACGAGACCGAAACGCAAATTGCGTCCAGTGCTGTCTGCACTGCTGATGAGGTCAGAATATCCTCAGTTAACCAATAATAAAAATACATAAAATCATGAATAACAACCGTATACTACAAAACTGGCTAAGAGATTTCTCAGACGAGGAATTACTGCACAATGCTAATACCAACCGCACTGACATAAGAAATGGTAAACAATCCCAGCTTAGAGAATGGGTGGGAAAAATGGGTGGTGATCCCGATGAGTTAATCAAAGCACATGACGATGGTGATGATGCACAGAGAAAGCTGGATGCCATGCGAGACATATTTGGTGGTGGATCAATCGATCCCGATCAAGTGAAGGACATCGTGGACGATGTGATAAGCACAGATGTAAAACCAACCATTGATGATCTCAACAACAAGGTAGATCAGCTAGCACCACTCGCTGATACATTGGATCGAATCGCTGATGCAATGAAGGGTGGAACATCTAATCGCCTACCGATCGCCACTGCTGTGGCAAGTGGTAAAAATCCCATCCTTGAAGTGGTCGCACCATATTATACTGCTGGTG